GTTCGTAACATCCTTACCACCATCTTCAAACTCGATACGGTTATTCGCAAAAATCCAGGCCACAAGAGCATTGGACTTCACGTAAGACATAATAAGCTTCTTACGCGACTTGGTAATAACCGAATGGAGTACAGTATCAAGCGGAGTGACCGCAGCCATGTGTTAATTCCTCATTACTAAAGACCAGCAGACTTAAGAATAGTATTCCAGTCTGCATTCGGATTGATACTTCCGTCATCGATAGGCTTATGTGAGACACTGCTACCGTTAGGAAATGGCTTCTGTTTGCGCGCGGACGGTGCCGGTTCTTTATTCTTCGCGCTCTTAAGCTGCTCAATCTGCGGCCCTAGAGGTAATGAGAAATCAAGATTGTACTTATAAGCGACGTCTCGGATAGCGTTGTAAGCCTTCTGCGGAGTCATATCCGGATGTTCACCTAGCAGCTTATCCATTGCAACTTCATGGACTTCTGCATACTGGTTTTCGTCACAGAACTTCTGCCAAGCGGCTTCTGCTTTCCTAAGTTCTTCGCTCTCAACACGCTTTTGCTCTAGCGGTGCAACTAAAGGCTTCAACCGATCGTCAAGCATCTTTGAGACTGCTGACATTTCGATTGCATTCCCGGCATCTGCTCCGAGAATGTCGCAGGTTATCAAGCGTCTTGTCCTCGTTCTCATACTTCTGTAGCTTTGCAGTACGTTCATCAAGAACACTCGACAGACGCTGCGCCTTCTCAAACAACCGTCGTTCCGTACCAGCCTTAGCAATAATAGCACCAGACTGAGGATCAACGATATTGTTTTGAGCGTCTACGAAGTTTGCACCTTGCTTGCGTAACTTGCTTGCATCCTGCTTTGGTTCTTCTTTATTTCCTTTATCCTTTCCTGCGTCCTTTGCGACAACAGGCTTATCTCCTGATCCGTCAACGTCATCAACAGAGCCATCATCTGCTCCGCCATCTTCGTCTTCTGAACGGTCATCTACATCCTCCTCTGGCTCATCTTCATCATCAGAAGGCGCATCAGCAGGATCATATTCAGTACCATCAATCTCATCCATGTTATCGATCATGGACATAATATTCTTTTCGTCTTTAACGTGCCTAGCCATTACTTACTTCCTTAAGCTGCTTGCTGTTGCTGAAGTTCTTGTACAACCTGTCCGACTGCTTCTCGAATAGGCGTGCCTTGTGCAATCATCTGCCCTAAGAACTGTTTAGCACTATCGGGTAGACTATCTACTAATTTTTCCATCTGCTGAATTAATTCTCCACCAGACGGCTCTTCTCCACCTTCACCAGTTGCTTGACCTTCCGCCGGAGCATCTTCACTCGGAGCAGACTGACCACGCTGCAACTGCTGTTCGATTGACTGAATAATCATCTGCCAATCTTCATCACGAATAACTACTTCATCAAATGCCCTTTCCATAACTTTAAGTGCAATAAGAATAGCAACAGGAGCCGCAGAAGCAAACTGTCCCAATGCCTGCGAAATCTGTACAGCCTGCTGCTTTTTAACCGCGCTGGTAGGTTTAAGAGTAGACCCACCAACTACAGTAGCAGTAAACTTAATACCCTGATCGAGGAATGCACTACGGAACTCTTCCCATACCATTGCATCCTTCTCACCTAAGATATTAGCAACAGTGTCTCTACTCATATTACGTAAGCACACATGAAGCAGCTTAGTACCGATCTCTCCGATAAATTCCTCTACCGCATCGATCTTCTCATCTAAACGTGTCTGTGTAGTGCTTTCGTAGCTTTCAATAGCCTTGTTAGTCGTATTCGTCTTATATTCTACACCACGCATAACGGATGTAACAGACGACACACGATCAATAGCTTCTAACAAACGTCCCTTGTCAAAGATGACCGTATTAAGGAACTGTGCAGACTGCGGAACGAAAGGAACAAATAGCTTCGTCATATCCGTTTCAAGTGGGACATTAACGCCTAATGCACTTTTCTGTTCAGTACCAGCTAAGAAGTTTTCTACAACGGTATCATCTTTAACGACATTACTATTGTAGATGACCTTACCTGTAATATAAGCACGTACCTTCGCAACCTCATTGTTAATCGCATTAATAGCATCTTGCTGATCTAAGAACATAAGTGTCTCAGACCTAGCATAGAAGCCATCAGGATCATCATAGAAATTAAGGCGAACTAATGGGAAGAAGTCAGGATACTGATACGGATCATCCCATACCCATAGCGGCCACTTCCAATCGCAAGCATTAAACAGATACACACGACGAACTACTTTATCCCACACATACCAGACTTCAGTACGCTGTGCACGCTTATACGAGTATTCATCATCAAAGCCGTAATCAGCATGCGTCTTTTCATCGTTAGCACGTAGGAATGAAAAGTTCTTCTCGCTATCTTCATTACCTAAGTCATCTTCATCGATCTTCATAATATGCGAAGGCTTGAAGATGCTCATATACTCATCAGACTCTGCATCCTTCTTACCGTACAACGCCTTAAGCATCTCAGTAGGAACATAGTCACGATACATAATCCAACGGCATTCATCCATCATAGTCGCGTCAGTATCAACTAACACGTCATGAGGAGCTTTGAATTTAGCGAACGGAGAACTAGGGCTAAGAAGATCGATCTTACTCTCTAATGCCTCTAACTTACCTTCAATGTCTTTAATTTCTGCCGGCTTCTTAGCTTCCATTAACTGCTTCGATAACGTCTCTAATTCCTTAATAGCCTCGTCGCTAGTCATTTCCTTCTCAACGTAACCAACTTCCATCCATGCTTCATTAGTCAGCGTGGTATTGATTACGGCACGACGAGCTTTAGGCTTTAAATTGATACCTGGGGCAGTCTTAATACGAAACAGTGCATTGATAAGCCGTTCCGCAGTCTTCATAAACTCTTCAAATTCAGGGTTATCAGCACTAATCTCTACTGTAGGGTTCTTAGCATAAACAGCAGGAACTAACGACGATGTATTAGCAAAGACGATATTCTCTGTTTCCTTGCCACGCGTAGTCAGTCGAGTACCAATATCACGGCCTACTTCATCACTGCTATGCGGGTCTTTCTGGGAATGATGGTCGTTGCGGTAATACTGAACAGCTTCTTCCCACCGCTTTAATTCACCACTGTTCTTTAGTTTAGCAAGTGATGCCTTCTTACGTGACTTCCAAAGAGGGCCAAGCTTCTTAGATACAGCAATACGATCCTCTGCCATCATACGATACATAGGTTCGTTTTCGTTCTCTGCTTCTTCAACAGGAACATCTACACCGTCATTGACCAGCTTATTAATCTTCTGATCGAGTTCTTTAGTATCAGGTTGCTTGGCCATCTTATCCCTCAATGCCTATGAGCGTAATTGTCAACAGCACGTTCAATCTCTTGCCACTCAGTCATGTAGCTAGGTATGTGTATGCCTGTATTGGTAGAGATAGTAGCAGGTTCTGGTGCGTGGGACAACAGGTATTTGATAGTATCCATAGCGTGATCGTTCTTATCAGTAGGCTTATCTACACGTTCACCGCTAGTATTCGACTGCCAGTAGTACGCTGTAATTTCTTCTTCAAACCATGTAAGACGATCTGAATGGTATAGATAAGGTGCACTGGGTTCGCCAGTAATAGGATGTAAATGATATTCTCTATTCTGTAAGTACGAACCTACCTTAATAATACCATTGTCAATGTCGTTGTTACCACGTGTGAATAGCAGCTTACCGTTACTACTATCGAAGAATAGATCACTGATAGATTTACCGACTGTCTTATTATCACCTGCTTTACGACGGAATATATCGGGATCAGCCATAATCCATGGGACAGTAGCTGAGTACCTATTCATAATATCTAACATTTCACGTGATTGCCACTCGATACTAGCTTCTGATTTATGGAAACCGTCGAGTAGGAAGATGTTACTTTTAGTGTCAGTGAACGCTAGAATGAAACACGATGGACTAACCATACCGAAGTCATAACCAGCTAACCACTTAGGCCGCATACCATTACGAATACAATCACGTAAGTACAGCATTAACCTATCGTGTTTGATACTGTGCGAAATGCTAGAATATTCTGGATAGACAAGTCCTTCATAAGCAGCCCACTCTCCTTTAAGAAAGCGGTTCCTCATCTGTCCAGTGTATGTAGCTTCCAGGCCCTTAATGAAGTCGCCTTCTAGGACGTGAGAGTTTTCGTATGTGCTACCTTCAATGAGATCGATAATGATCTTAGGCTTACCGTCAATTAATTCAGGCTTACCATCACTGTCTCGATCGCATAACAAATCATCCGTAATAGTACCGTCTAACTGATACTTCTTAAGAGGCTCAATTAGTTTCTTATAAACCCAGTTACGTGTAGGGTTACTAGAAATGAAGAACCAACGAGGACCAGTACGCGGCATAGTAGGGTCTTTGCCACGATAGATAGCACTACCACGGAGACGGCCCATAAGATCGAGGAAGTCTTTAGGAATAATTTCAGGGTCTTCGATCTGGTCTAATACAATAAGGTCATACGTAGCAGACAGAAGGTTAGATGTACTACCACCGTCTTCTGTAGCCTTACGCTGTGACACGTATCTGAAATTAATAGTCGTACCGTTATTAAGTACGCATGTGTTATCTGAGTTCTTGCTAAGAGGAAAAGACTTAATCCACTCAGCAGGACAGAACTCTAAGAACGTCCTACGCATGGTGTCATTAAGCTTAGGATACGTAGACCTAGCCATCAGAATATTACAGCCAGGATAATCAATAGCTACCTGAATAATAGCCTTGACTACCATAGCAGAAGTCTTCCCGTTACCAAACCCTCCTCCGAAGAATTGGATTTTGTTACGGGAAGCAAAGAAGCGTTCGTGAATACCACCTTCTTTAAGAATATATGTCTTAGCCATCAGTCAAACACATAACCTGAGCCAGCAAGAATAGTAGCACTAGCAACACTGATATTATTTAACGGTATTGCAGACCATGTAACCGCATCTTTCCAATACATAGGTGCGTCAGGACGAGTATACACGATACGGCAAGATGGCAACTGTCTAGCTTCTTCTGATTTATCTAACGAGTCAGTAGTAACGCCAAGCCAATAACCACTAGCAGCCACAACACCGCGAATGAAGTTACCATCACCATCAGTAGTGTCCTTCGTAGGATCGACTAACATGATCTGACTATTAATTACCGTGTAACCGTTATGATCCCACGCAGCACTTGGCATATCATCTACAATACCATCACCGAATACTGCGGTAGCTTCTTCTTCGTTAGCGAACTGGTGTAATTGATCGTACATCATGCGACAAGTGCTCCGAGTTCGGCGTCAGTGAGCTTGCGGGGGTAGAAGGTGAGGCGGCGGAGGTAGCCGTTAATGATCTGGGCACTGCCGAAAGATCCAACTGCGATTGTATTTGATCCTGTTGGCATGGTTGCCAGTGTATCATTTGCAGGATCAGCGCCTAGATATGGTGAATATCTGGCGGCCACGTCATCTGTTCCCCAACGAGAGGCTTGTTTACTTATTGTGTTTATTGTCAAAATATTTGTGGCATTCAGTGTTGCTTGTGAAGAACCACCAACGACTACGGCAAACGAGAAAGCGTCACTGCTGCCATGAACAGCCCTAATATAATCGCTTCCTCCGACGCGGTTATTAAACAAAACTCGGGTCGCGCCTGCATTTAGTACAATCGGCTCATATTCAACAAACGCGCTCCCCTGCGCGAGGGACGAATATTTCGGGTCGATGGTGATGACATCCGCAGCCCTCGTCGCCGCAGCAGAAGTCGTGCGGATGGGAGATGTGGCGAAGGCTCCGAGTTCAAGTTGAGGCCAGCCGATGCGGAGGGTTAGATCGACGGCGCCGGCAGAGCACGAGACTTTGAGCACCGGCTGCACTCTTGCGACAGTTCCGCCGCCCGACAAAGTTCGAGGGTAGTTGAACCTTTGCAGGGTCGCTGTAGGTACGATTGTTGCTGCACCAGAGACAACACCCGCCCCAGCAGCTGTATTTTCAATGATGAACAACCTAACAGATGATACATTGGTCAGCGAACCTGCAACAAGTGCACTGAAAAGTGAAAACGTCCAGTTCTCACCTGTAAGAGCGCTTACTTGAGTGGTAGTTTCAATGTATATATCATTATCACCAGCTGCGGCGACGCCGTTTATGCGAAAGTCGATATACTCTACACCATTCAGAACTCCAACAGAGCTTACCTCTCCGGCGAGACCTGTGCTGTTAGCCTTACTCCAATTCGTCGGCAGCGTGCCAGGACTACCCGCAACCGCCCCCTGCATCGAATTGTTGCGAATTTGATTGGTGCGGCTTTCTTCAATAAGAATACCACGATCTGTAATAGCAGGGATACCACTAGCAAACTCAGTCCATACACCTGTAGTACTCTCAGCATATTTAGTTGAAGCACGAGTTAATGTATGAACATCATTAAAAGCTCTAGGAAATCCTGCATCAGCATACAAGTTCCTATAATACAAAGCATCAAATGCAGCACCGATTGGAGAGTATCCAGCACCAGCACTACCACCAGACCTACCTAATCGAATGCTCATTTAATTAACCAACCTCAAACGTTGCAGGAGTCCAACCAGTCACCGTATTATCAGATGCAAACCACAATGTACCAGTAGACGTATCGAGAATAAGTTCACCAGTATACTGAGGCGTAGTGACACCTAACGGGCTGAATGCAATCTTCCTATTCGTACTAGCTAATTTCTTATCTACAGGTGCAATAGCTGCTCGGTTAACTACGGTTGCCATCACTGTATTCCTTACATAGAGATTGTGATAGAGTCGTCTTTAGTATCTTTAATAATCTTAATCGTCAGACCGGGACCAGCCATACCATGATTGTCGTCACCAGTAATATTCATACGATTAAGAATACTCTCAGCAGCCTTTAACTTATTCTGTTCATTCTTACTCTTAGATGCAATCGTTACAAGTGTATTAGCAGCACTCATAGAAGCTCTAGCAAGAATGTCTCTAGCAGAATTTTCTTGTCCCCTAACGAACGCAGCTAGGATGTCATTATAAGTCTTATCGTATATGTCACCTTCTAAGATACTCTGTAACTGATTAGGTGAACATCCCAATGCAATGCAAATATCACTGTCTGAAATACCTAATATCTTATAAGAAGCTACTGCACACACGACATTCATAATCTTCGGTGCAGCAGGTAAGTCTTCTAATCGAATGTTAGATTTAGGTGAAACAATAGGCAAATCCTCCGACACATTATCTGTATCGGAGGACATGTCTTCTAACGCTATCTTCTTGACAGTATCAAACTTTCTACCGTCAGCAAGAGTAATTACAGTCACTTTACACGAACCTTCGGCTTCTTAACTTTTTCCTTGGCAGTAGTAGTCTTACCACTTTCATCCTTAGCTTCGATAGCCTCATCAGATTTAGCAGTAGGCCGCTTATCAGTAGTGTCTTCTTCCTTAGGACCAGTTAACTTCTTACGCTCATCAACTGCCTTAGGAGTAACATCTCGGTATTCAGCATCTTCAATATCACCAGCGAAAGCTTTATTAAACTGCTGATCCACAGGAGATAACTTAAGAGAGGGATTAGGCTTGTCTCGGAAGTTATTAACCTGAGTACCTTCCTTCTCTGCCGCTGAGTATGTCTTACTGGTAGCAGGAGGATTGAAGGGCTTCTTATCGCTATCAACAATATCAGACTGACGAATTTTAGGTACGCCAGCATTACTATCAGCAACTTCCGGAGGCATCTGCTTAGACGGGCTAGTAGCTTTATAAGCAGCGTAACCTAATCCACCACCGATACCCATAGATGCAAGTGTCTTAGCTATAATAGACGACATAGACGGATCAACAGCACCTTCCGCAACCTGCGTGGGATCGGATGTAGGTGCAGTAGTTCCTCTAGGTGATCCAGGTCCGCCAGCGCGTGCAACACGATCTTCTCCTGTAAGTTCAACAGGTTTAGTCGGAGGCATTACATTATTAGGATTAGCAGAAGCTACTTGAACGTTAGCAGGACGCGCAACAGGCATAGGAGCAGCAGTAGGAGTACCATCCTGTGCCATCATTGCAGTCATCATATCATCAATACGCGATCCGCCGTTAACTCCACCACTATTAGAGTTATTGCCGGAACGCTCATTATACATAGTCATAGCCTGAGATGCTAAACCCGGATTATTGAGTAGCATCTGCATCATAGTGTTAATATCAGACGGAGCCCTACCACCTAACTGAGGCATGTAGTTCTGTGCAACTCGCTGCTGTTCAGGTGTAGTAAGATCGCCAAACATTAGAAACCATTCCTCTTATTACCACCACCGTTACGCGAACGATCAACAGGATAAGAAGTAGGAGCAAACACTCGATCGAAAATACCGTTAATTAAAGTCTGGTCAGCAGCAGTAGTAACACGGTTAACATCAACATCGGTTTCAATAACACGACGACCGCCATTCGACAGAGCATCACCACGGACACTCTCTTCACGAACATTACGGTAGTTAACAGTAGCCGTACCACCAGCAGCAACACCATTAAGTGCACGCATGATAGCCATTAACTTACGAGTACCACGATCTCGCGTCAGCAACCTCGACAACGTAGTACGCAGACGGTTATTCTGTTCAAACGTGTTACCATTAGAAGCCAGCGCAGTATAATTAACGCCGTACACATTGTTCCACAAACCAGAATACGAAGGCATGCGTCTAACTCCTATAAGGGATATTCAATAGGGTATTATATATAATGAGTGCGTATTGTCAATATGTAGTTAGTAGACATTCTTTAGGAGTATTATCTTATTGCATTCTATTAGCATTTATGCTACCCTATGGTTCGGGAAGGGGACGGCTAACCCAGAGTTGCGAGTATAAGTAAGTTGTGCAACCTGGGATATATGTAGGTAGTAGTTAATAAGTAATCGCAGAGTATAGGCTACCGCATAAATAAGCATCAGTGGGGCACGAGCTAGACGAGTGCCGAACGCCTCACAACAACAAACGATACGCATCCCCAACAACCAATTAATCCTCTAATACACTAGCACATGCATACAACTTCTATTCTTTAATTTAAGTAGAAGTGTTAGTTGTTTAAGATGGGGGAAGGTTGAGATTATTATCTATCACACTCCATTCAGTAAACCCCTGTTTGATTTTAGGGGCGGGAGTAGGGGGTACACTTGCATGGTTGCATACTGGGATCGATCGACCTTGCATCAGTGCATAGAGGTATCAGCGTACCACATCTATAGTGTGTCTCTTACCTACCTAGATCAGCATGTGTGTTTGGGCATTGGCTCTTTGAATTGATATGTATGCATCGATCGCTAGTAAGTAATTACCATTAGCGTTATAGTCTTATTTACAAGGAATGTGTGTTGAGGCGGCC